AATCTACCCTTGACATTGTAAATTTTTTGTGCTATAATGTAAATGTAGAAAAACAAAAAGAGTAGAAAGGAGTAAGCAGAATGCAACAAGAATCTATAAATATAAAATTAGATTTTACATTAAAGACAGCAAAAGAAAGAGCTGATTTTGTATCTAACTTACCACAAGAACAATTTAAAAATAAAAAATATTTAGAATATCTAGCAAATTATATTGTAACTGCAATGACTCCTGAAGAGAAAAAGAAAAAAGAGATTATTACAGACAATAGAATGATAACAATAAATAAAAGAGAAACTTCATATCAAGGATTAGTAAGTAAATTTGAGAATGGCGAAGATGGAATATATAATTTAATAATAAATGATAAAAATGTACTTTTAACTCCTAAGGTATCAATTACAGATGCGGATTTGGCGGCAATGGCAGACCTTCGCGCTTTAAAGGATAGTATTTCCGCAGTTGAGAAAATGGAACAAAAAGCAACAGGTAAAAAGCGTTTTTTATTAAAAAAACAACTAATAGAAATGCATCAAGAACAATATACTATAAAAAATACAATAAAACAACCTTTAACATCTAACCCTACTGGAAATCCTTTTAAAGGATTATCAAAAGTAGATTTAACTGAACATATAGAAATAAATGAATTTGGTGAGCCAATTAGCGATGGCATTATATCATTTTTTAATTGGACTCATATTTCTGCGCTATTGCGTAATTATGCGGCATTAAAAGAAGACTCTTATGGAAAATTTAGCAGTGATTTATATTACACAATGTTAGATTTAGATAATTTAATTGAAGAGACTTTAAAAGAAGCATATCCGCTTTATTATAAGTTATTGCTTTATAAAACTGATGGACGTTCTAATGCGGAAATCCAAGATCTATTAGATAGAGAATTTGGAGTTAGACACTCTGTTGAATATTTATCATCATTATGGAGAAATAAAATACCTAAATTACTTGCGGAACAAGCAAAAGAAGATTATTTAGATTGGCATTTTACTTATAAAGAAAAAGGAAATTGGAAACAATGCTCTAGATGCGGAAAAGTAAAATTGGCTACTAATCGTTTCTTTTCAAAGAATAGTACATCAAAAGATGGCTGGTATAGCATTTGTAAAGAATGTAGAAATAAAAAATAGTAAGGAGGTAGCGGAAAATGGCAGAACAAAAATTATGTCAAAAATGTGGAAGAATGATGGATGCGGATACCAAATTTTACACTTATAAAAATGGAGACAAAACTGAGATGTGTAAAAACTGTTTGACAATGCACATTGATAATTTTGATCCTAATACATTTTTATGGTTATTAGAAAAAATGGATGTCCCTTATCTTCCTGAAGAATGGAACTCAATAAGAGATAAAGCTTTTGCTAAAAATCCTAATTTAAATGGAACTTCTGTCTTTGGAAAATACCTTTCTAAAATGAAATTAAATCAGTTTAGAGATAAAGTTACTGGAAAACAATATGGTTGGGCAGATACTGATCGCCTAAATGAACAAAGAAAGAAAACTCAAGTAGCTCAAACTGAAGAGAGAGTTGCTTTTGAAGAAGAGATTAAACAAAAGTATGAAAATGGAGAAATAGGCGAAGCTGAATATAAAACTTTAATAAGTGCGGAAACGCAAAATGCGGAAATAGGTATATCTAGAGTTTTAAATCAAGGACAAGCATTTCCGCAAGATAAATATTATAATGAGAGCACAATAATTGTTCAAAATCAAATGAATGATTTAATAAGCGAACTTACTCAAGAAGATAAAATTTCTTTAGCTATGAAGTGGGGAGCTATGTATAAACCTGACGAATGGATTATGCTAGAGAAAGATTATACTAATATGACTAATTCTTTTGATATTCAAGATGCGGATACTACTAATACTTTAATATTAATTTGTAAAACTAATTTAAAAATGAATCAATGTCTTGACAATGGAGATATTGAAGGCTATCAAAAATTATCTAAAGTGTCTGAATCACTAAGAAAATCCGCAAAGTTTACTGCCGCTCAAAACAAAGAGCAAAAGAATGATTTTGTAGACTCTGTTGGAGAATTAGTTGCTATGTGTGAGAGAGAAGGATTTATCCCTAGATATGCAACAGATATTCCTCAAGATAAAATCGATTTAACTTTAAAAGATATGAATACTTATGTTAATAAATTAGTTACAGAAGATTTAGGTTTTGGTCAACAAATAGAAGATGCCTTAAAGAAGATTCAAATTCAAAAAGAGATGGGTGAAACAGATGATATGTCTCTTGAAGAGATGGATGAGGATCAACTTGTAGATAAAGATTATGAAGAATTTTATGCTAGTGTAGAAGAGCAAAGAAAAGAGGATGAAGAAAATGTCCTTAGCTAATTTAATGGAATTGTCTTTATCTTCAACCAATAAGAAGACTGGATTATCAGAAGAACGTATTAAGGCGCAAATACCTGTATTAAGAAATTACGTGGCTTTTTGAAGGGAATATCCAGATATTTTTGTTGAATTTCTATGCGGAGATAATCCAGAGAATTTCCATTTACATTCATATCAAAGAATATTTTTAAGGGCGGCAATGCGTCATAGATATATTTATGCTACGTTTCCTCGTGGTTATTCTAAATCATTCTTATCTGTATTAGTTTTAATGCTTAAATGTATATTATACCCAGGTTCACATTTCTTCGTAACAACAGGTGGAAAAGAGCAAGCTGCGGGAATAGCAAAAGAAAAAGCAGAAGAGTTATGTAAATTAATTCCTGGTTTAAAAAATGAAATTGACTGAACAAGAGGTGCTTCTAAATCTTCAAAAAATGAAGTTGAATATTTATTTAAGAATGGTAGTAAATTAGATATCATGGCCGCACAACAATCATCTCGTGGTAAACGTGCAACTGGGGGTTTAATGGAAGAGTGTATCTTAATAGATCAAACACTATTGAACGAAGTTATCATACCAACAATGGTTGTAGATAGAAGACTTTCAGATGGAACAAGACATGAAGAAGAAGTAGCTAATAAAAGTCAAATTTACATTACTACTGCAGGTTGGAAAAATAGTTTTGCATACAGTAAATTAGTTCAAATACTTATTCAACAAATAATAGACCCTAATGAGGCTATTGTATTAGGCGGAACTTGGAGAATTCCAGTTCTTGAAGGCTTACAACCTAAAAACTTTATTACTAATTTAAAATTAGATGGTACTTATAATGATGCTTCATTTTCAAGAGAGTATGAATCTGAATGAAGCGGAGATGCGGAAAACGCTTTCTTCTCAGCTGAAAAATTTGATAAACATAGAGTGTTATTACAACCAGAATATGAATATAGCGGAAGATCCTCTCAAGGAGCTTATTATGTTCTTGGAGTCGATGTAGGACGTAAAGATTGTACTACAGAGTGTTGTGTATTTAAAGTAACTCCGCAAGCTCAAGGATCCTCATTGAAGACTCTTGTTAATATTTATACTTGAGATGCTGAGCATTTTGGTATTCAAGCTTTAAATATTAAAAAATTATTTTATAGATACAAGGCTAAAGCTGTTGTTATAGATGCCAATGGTTTAGGTAGTGGATTAGTAGATTTTATGGTAACTGATCAAATAGATCCTGAATCTGGAGAAGTTTTACCTAATTTTGGAGTGTGCGGCGCTACTTATGAAGGTTGGGAACAAGAGTTTAAACAATTTAAAACTGCTAATACTGAATTAGACGCTATGTATTTAATAAAAGCTAATGCGCCAATAAATACTGAGGCTCATACTTATGCACAATCTCAACTTTCAAGTGGAAAAATTAAATTCTTAATTGATGAAAATCAAGCTAAAGTAAAATTAATGGCTACTAAGATGGGGCAAAGTATGACTGCAGATAAGAGAGCAGAATATTTACTTCCATTTACTTTAACTACTATTTTAAAAGAGCAAATGATGAATTTAGTAGAAGAAAATGAAGGTGTAAATATTATTTTAAAGCAATCTTCAAGAGCAATCAAAAAAGATAAATTTTCTGCTTTTGAATATGGATTATATTATATTAAACAAGAAGATGATAGAAGAAAGAAGAGAAAGAAACATAGTATCGCAGACATGATGTTTTTTAGTTAGTCTTTGGCCAAAGCTGTTTTATTTGGCTAAAAGTAATTTAAAATAACAATAGAAATATTTAAAAAATATTTTAAAATATCATGTCTTAGCTGATTGGAGGCGAAAGAATGAGAGCAAGTCGTGGAGAAATAAAAATAGAAGAAATTCTTCAACAAGCTGGTTTTGAATTTCAAGAAGAATACAGTTTTCCTGATTTGGTTAGTTCTAGCGGGCGCCCGCTCAGATTTGATTTTGCTGTTTTTGATGATGATGGAGAACTGAGTTTTTTAATAGAATACCAAGGAGTTCAACATTATGAAGCAAAAAGTAAATTTGGTGGATACACTGGATTGAGAAAACAACAATTTAATGATATGAAAAAGAGAGAATATTGTAAAAGACATAATCTTATTTTAATTGCGATTCCTTATACAGATGAAGGAAGAGTTAATTATGATTATATTATGAATGCATATTATGCTTTAGGTGGTTATTAATAATTTAATTAAATTTGACAAACCTAAAATTTTATGATATACTTAAAGAGTAAAGAAGAAAGGTGAGGTGTCGATTTTGATAAACAGAAAAGAAGAGATTAAGAAAAAAGGTTTTTCTATAACTATGAATGACACCGAAAGAACGGTAGGTCCTTTAGAGGCTGACTTTAGTAAAATTAAAGTTGGTGCAAAAACTTTGGAAGATGCTACTCTTAATGTAAGCTCTTATAAAAAAATTGATCCAAGGTTAGGAGATAAACAAGAAGTTTTAAAAGCTATTAACACTTGTAATTATTCTCAAATGAGAGAAATATCTAACTTCTTTTACAAAACTAGCGGAATTTATTCTCGTCTATGTAGATATATGGCATATTTATATAAATATGACTGGATGGTAACTCCCTATATCTTAGACGAGACTGAAAAGATAGAAAGTAAAGCTTTAGAAAGATTTTATGATGTGTTACTTTACTTAGACAATTTTGAACCTAAACAATTCTTTGGAGAGGTTGCATTAAAAGTTGTTAGGAATGGATGTTATTATGGTTATCTTATTCCTAAGGCAAACAAAATGACAGTTCAAGAATTACCATGTAATTACTGTCGTTCAAGATTTACAGTAAATAATCGTCCAGCTGTTGAATTTAATATGAGATTCTTTGATGACTATTTTAAAGATACTACTCAAAGATTAAAAATGTTAAATTTATTCCCTAATGAATTTAAAAAAGGTTATGTCCTTTACAAAGAAGGCAAATTACCTGCTCAATTTGCGGGGGATACTACTGGTTGGTATTTACTAGAAACTGAGAATGTTATTAAATTTAATTTAAATGGAGAAGACTTTCCAGCATTTATATCTGTTATTCCCGCAATTATAGATTTAGATGAAGCAAAAGGTTTAGATAAGAAAAAAATGCAACAAGAATTATTAAAAATAATAATTCAAAAAATGCCAGTTGATAAAAATGGCGACTTAGTATTTGACGTAGATGAAGCGCAAGCTCTTCATAATAATGCGGTAAATATGCTAGGTAAAGCTATTGGTATTGACGTCTTAACTACTTTTGCAGATGTTCAAGTTGCGGATATGTCAGATGATAGATCATCATCTAGTTCAGATGATCTTGAAAGAGTGGAACGCGCTATCTATAATGAAGCCGGTGTTTCACAAATGCAATTTAATACTGATGGAAATATAGCTCTTGAGAAATCTATTTTAAATGATGAGGCGGCAATGTATAATTTGTTACTTCAATTTCAAGATTTTTTAAATCTTTTATTAAATAAATTTAATAATCAAGCCAAAAAATATTATTATAGAGCGCAAATATTAACAACGACTATCTATAATTATAAAGATATGGCTAAATTGTATAAAGAACAAATGCAAATAGGTTTCTCAAAAATGTTACCACAAATTGCACTTGGTCAATCTCAAAATTCTATTCTTGCAAATGCATATTTTGAAAATGATATATTAGACTTAGCTAATGTATTTATTCCACCTATGATGTCTAGTACAATGAATGCGGCAGCTATTGAACAAGCTAACCAAAACCGTAAGGAAAGACATGGGGAAATAAGCGGAAATGATTCTGAAGCAGGAAGACCTACTAATGAATCACAAGGCGAACCAGTTTCAGAAAAAACTTTGCAAAATAGAGAATCTCAAAGTTAATAAAAATAGGACAAAAGTAAATAATAGAAAACCACGAATTATTATATTATAATGTAAGTGGAAGAAAATTATAAAGAAAGGAAAAGATGACACATGATGCATCAATCAATTGCGACAATTGATTCTCCTGAGTTTATTAATTTACAACCGCTAGAAATTAATCCGCTAATGAGTAGCTGTGAAATAAAAGTCTTATACCTAGGTGAAAATAGAAACCATAGTTATATTACAAAAGATGTAGCTACTGAGATGGCGAAAACTCTTAGAGGAGCTCCAATTGTTGGATACTACAAAGAAGAGAAAGAAGATTTTGCCGATCATGGAGAAAAAATCATTTTTGATGATGAAGGCGTTAAGTTTGAATGTATGACAAAACCTTATGGATTCGTTGCACCAGATGCAAAAGTTTGGTTTCAAAAATTTGATGATACAGACGAATTTGGTAATGTCACTACTAGAGAATATTTAATGACTACTGGTTATTTGTGGACAGGTCAATACGAAGAGTGTAAATCTGTTATTGAAGAGGGTAAACCTCAATCTATGGAATTAGATGAAGAAAATTTAAATGGACATTGGTCAACAGATAGCAAAACAGGTATGGATTTTTTCATTATAAATGATGCGATATTTTCAAAATTATGTATTTTAGGTGAAGATGTTGAACCTTGCTTTGAAGGCTCAAGCATTACCGCACCAGAAGTAAGCAACACATTCTCTAAAATAGATAATGATTTCAAAAGAACATTGTACACTATGATGCAAGATCTAAAATTTGCATTAGAAGGAGGACAAAAAATGGATATAGAACAAACTGAAACAATTCAAGAAACTGAAGTTGTCGAAGAAGAAACTACATTAGAAACTCCTGTTGAAGAAGAAACTACTGAAGCTGTTGAAACAGTTGAAGAAGAAGAAAAAACAGAAGAAGAAATTTCTAATGAAGTGGACAATGAAGATCAATCTGCTTTAGCAGATAATGATAATTCTATAGAAGTTGAATCTAGTCAAGAAACTTTTGCAAAAAAAGAAGAAGACGAAGATAAAGAATCTGATAATGAAGATCCTGAAGACTCAGAAGATGATAAAGAAGAAGAAGAAGATAAATATTCTTTATTAGAAACTAATTATGAAAAGTTGCAAGCAGAATACTCAGATCTTGAAACTAAGTATCAAGCTTTAGTTGAATTTAAAAATCAAATTGAAGATGAAAAGAAAGATACTTTAATTAATAGTTTCTATATGTTGTCTGATGAAGATAAAGCAGATGTCATTGCAAATAAATCAAGTTATTCATTAGAAGATATTGAAGCTAAACTTTCTGTTATTTGTGTAAGAAAGAAAGTAAACTTCAATTTAGATGAAACTTCTAAAAAAGAAGAAAATGCGGATACAGATGTTGTAACTTATAACATTAATACTAATGAAGGAACAGATGTTCCTGGATATATTGCCGCATTAAGACATACTAGAGATAGTAGAAAATAATAATAAGGAGGATATTCAATATGAGTCAAATTAAAAGAACAGGTTACGGACAAGTTGAACCTAATCATTTATCTGCTCAATGAACTGCTCAAATCTATGCTCAATTAC